AGAAGTTTATCTGATTTTCTTAAAATATATCCAACTGTAACAGATGATATGACAGAAAAACAAAAAGATAAAGCTTTGACGGAAAAACTTAGAGGTCTTGGATTGGCGGGAGGCAAGTATTTTCCTTTAGATAACATGGTTGTTGTTGAGCCTATGACGCAGGCAAGTGCTTATTTTCAAAGTCCTACTGATATGATAATCATGCACGAGATTTTACACAAAGGAGCAGAGACTTTAACAAAAGATCCAAATGTAGACCTCAAGTCTTTGCGAGAAAAGTTAGATACAGGTGACTATGAAAACATTGGAGATGATACCGAAGGAGGTAGAGCTGAACATAGATATATCCAAGCTATAGTCAATAAAGCTTATATAGACAACATTCTAAATCAGGTCTCAGTTTACGCCAACAGAGGGCTAGTAGAGGCTCAGAAGATTTTAGATAATCCAAAATCTTCTTTTGCCGCAAAAGTATCTGCAGAATCTGATTTAAAAAATATACCTAAATATATTGATAGAGATAAAAAGGAAGCTTTGATAAATGAAATCAGAAGATCTACAAACATGTACATGGAAGAAGAAGGCAAAGTAGAGTTTAAAAAAATGATAGAAGATCTTCATCCTAACAAAGATTTATTTAACAGGGATAAAGAAGATGTGGAAGATAATTTTACTGTAAAAGAACTAAGACAGGTATATGATCTTTTAAACATAAAAATGTTGTTTGAACCTTCTACGATAAAGTTTATTTCCGAAATGTCTGAATCAGCACCGAGTGGCCAATTAATGGATAAAAAGTCTTATTCAGATCTTTTTCCACAACAATTTGGAGATCCAAATCGTCCTTATGAAAAAACATATACAAATATTACACCAGACATGAGTTATTTTGATGTTATGAGTGCGCGAGATAAATTTATAAGAGGTTCGAGAAAAGAAAACAAAGCCGAAGGCGGTGTTATAGGCCTAAAGGACAGGGCTGTTAAAATGTATAGGAATGTTGTATAGTACCTAAAAGGAGAATTACATGGCAAGAGAACCGATAGGCAGCATGGTAGAAAACGTACCGTCTCAATTAGACGAAGAGGAGTTAGCTGCTGAAGTAGAAATAGAGATGCCTGACAGTCTTGACATGGGTCCTATCCCAGAGAATGTAGAGATTATGGAAGAAGATGATGGAAGTGTTATCGTTGATTTTGAGCCACAGGATCAACGAGGCACGACTGAAGATTTTTCTGCCAACTTAGCTGAAGAGATGCCTGATGGGTTACTGGGTAGGATAGCCAGTGAACTTGTTGGTGAGTTTGATGAAAACAAGAGTGGTAGACAGGAGTGGGAAGATGCTTTCGCTAACGGTTTGGAGTTACTTGGATTTAGCTATGAAGAACGATCACAACCGTTCAGGGGCGCGAGCGGTGTCACGCACCCGTTACTTGCCGAATCCGCCACACAGTTCCAAGCCCAAGCCTTCAATGAGTTGTTGCCACCCACTGGACCCGTGCGAACTACCGTGCTTGGGTCGAGCACTCCTGAAAAAGAAGATCAAGCCCAGCGAGTAAAGGAGTTTATGAACTACTACATAACTTGTGAGATGGAGGAGTATACGCCTGAGTTAGATCAGATGTTATTCTTTTTACCACTAGCGGGTAGTACGTTCAAGAAGGTGTATTATGATGAGAACTTGGATCGAGCTGTAAGTAAGTTTGTTCCGGCAGAGAATTTAATTGTACCGTATAACACTAGCGGATTAGAGACGTGCCCTAATATCACGCAAGTTTTAAAGATGAGCTTAAATGATTTAAGAAAGAGGCAGGTAGCTGGTTTTTACAGGGACATTCCTGTTATTCCGGCTCAGAGCGAATCAGGTAGTTTAAGTGATGAGATAGAGAGAATTGATGGAATGTATCCGTCACAGATTGATTATGACTGCACATTATTGGAATGTCATGTAGATCTGGATTTAGAAGGATATGAAGAAGTTGGAGAAGATGGAGAGCCTACTGGTATAAAGATACCGTATGTTGTGACAATATCACAGGATAATGGCCAGATTCTGTCGATTCGCAGGAACTACAGGGAAGATGACGAGAAGAAGGCTAAGATACAATATTTTGTACATTACAAGTTTCTTCCAGGCTTTGGTTTCTATGGATTAGGTTTGATACATACTATAGGTGGTTTATCGCGAACCGCGACTTCTGCTTTGAGGCAGTTGATTGATGCTGGTACGTTATCTAATCTTCCAGCAGGATTTAAGGCCCGCGGCCTACGGATCAGGGATGATGACGAGCCGTTACAGCCGGGAGAGTTTAGAGACGTAGATGCTCCGGGCGGTGATATAAAAGCGAGTTTAATGTCGTTACCGTTCAAGGGACCTGACCAGACTTTGATGGCCTTGTTAGGATTTGTAGTTGATGCGGGACAGCGATTCGCTACCATAACGGACTTGAAAGTAGGCGATGGAAATCAAAATGCAGCTGTGGGTACTACTATAGCAATGTTGGAACAGGGCTCACGGGTCATGTCTGCGGTGCATAAAAGATTACATTATGCTATGAAGTTAGAGTTTAAGCTCTTATCCAAAGTAATGTCTGAGTTTTTACCGGATGAGTATCCTTACAGCATCACGGGTGTTGACGGAAGTATTAGAAGAGCTGACTTTGACAATAGGGTAGATGTATTACCTGTATCTAATCCGAATGTATTTAGTCAGGCTCAGAGGATATCTTTGGCGCAGACCAAAATGCAGTTAGCTACGTCAGCTCCTGATATGCACAACATGTACGAAGTGTTTAGGGACATGTATGAGGCGTTGGGCGTAAGAGATATAGACAGGGTCTTGAAGAGAACTCCAGAGCCGGAGGCGATACCAAAGGATCCTGCTCAGGAAAACATAGATGTTCTGGATCAGATTCAGCTTACTGTTTTTGAAGGTCAGTCCCATGAGGCCCATATAATGGCTCACATGGTTTTTGGATCTACACCTCTTGTGGCTCAATCACCTCCTATGGCGGTAGCTTTACAGAAGCACATAATGGAGCACGTTAAGATTGGAGCTCGTGAAAGAGCTGCGGTTGATTTGATCCAAGCTGGCGGTGGTCAGGCTATTTCTGAAGAGCAGATGATTGATATGGAAGCCAAGACAGCTCAATATGTTGCAGAAGGCATGTCGCAGCTGAAAGCATTAAGCGGACAACTAAGTGGTGCGGGTCAGCCGGATCCTCTTGTAAAGTTAAAAGAACAGGAGCTACAGTTGAAAGCGCAGGCTGAACAGAATGATTCTCAGGTAGACAAAGCTAAACTTGGACTAGAAGAGAAGAAGGTCGAGCAGCGCGGAGAGCAGTTTGATAAACGAATACAGAGCTCTGAGAATATAGCGCAGGCTAGGATTGATTCCTCTCTACAACGTGAATTAATGAAACAACAAAACAACCAAGGAGGTCAAGGTGGCTAAAGCAGGTGACAACAGAAAAGAGAAGGATTTAAGAAAAGAGTTCTTTGACGGACCAGCCTCAGACTCTATGAGCTTCGAGCAGTTCTTAATAAGAGAAGGTCACGGAGATAAAGTCAAAGCTAAGAAGATGAAGGATGGAGGGGAAGTCTTTGCACCTAATTCTGACTATTACAACGAGTTCTTGTAAAAGTGACGGCCTTCATATTAGTTTGTTATTTAGGCCTTAAACTAGAAGGCGGTATATATTTTAAAGATGTGAACCATTGTCTTATGTACAAAGATAAATTGCATAATCAAATTGTTATGAAAGGCACAGAAGAACAAACATATCAATGTATGTGCAAACTTATACCTAAGATAGATCCTAGTACAGTACAGGTGTATTAATGACGGATGAAAAAAAGAAATTAATAAACTTAGATCTAAGTAACAATTCGTTCGAGCTGTCACTTAGAATACTAGGTAATGAGTTTGTTGCAATTAAGATTGGCTCTACAAACTTCAGTGGTAAATTAATAGCAGGAGGTATTTTGTTATTATTCTTTACTTTAGTTTTGTTGGAAGGTTTTGGATTAAATGAGATTTTAATACAATGAATTTTGAAACTTTTTTAAGATGGAAAATTTTACCAAGATTTATGATGCTTGCTAGTACGATTATGTCTTGGAGATGCGCTGAATGGTTTATGGATTTACCTGAACCTACAATGCAGCAATCAGCTTTTGTATCCGTTGTTATGGGTGTAATGACAGGTATCTTTGGCATATGGATGGGACACGAACATAAGGGAGAAAGTAATGTTAACAGCACTGATAGGTCCAGTAAGTAACTTACTCGGTAAGTTTATAGAGGACAAAGACATGAAGAACAAGTTGGCACATGAAGTGGCAACTATGGCAGAGAATCACGCACAAGAATTAGCTAAAGGTCAACTAGCTATAAATCAAACAGAAGCAAAGCATAGATCGATCTTTGTTGCCGGATGGCGCCCCTTTATTGGTTGGACATGCGGCATTGCCCTATGTTGGCATTTTGTGCTTGCGCCCGTTACTATGTTTGTGTGTGCTTACTTAGATGTTATTATACCAGAATTGCCCACATTTGATATGGGCTCACTTATGACGGTTTTAATGGGAATGCTCGGATTGGGCGGACTTCGCAGCTTCGAGAAGTATAAAGGATTAACAAAATGAGTTTATATGCAAACATAAATGCCAAGAAAAAAAGAATAGCTGCAGGTAGTGGCGAGAAGATGAAAAAGAAAGGTGCAAAAGGAGCTCCAACAGCTAAAAACTTTGCGCAAGCCAAGAAAACAGCTAAAAAACCAATGAAGAAAATGAAAGTATGATTAGAGTTAATTTAGAGTTATTTAAGTTTTTTAACAAGATTGGTAATTACTTTTACAAAAAGCATGTTAAAGGTGTCAGACGATGCCGGTAAAACCAGAAATCTGTTACATACATAAAATAGCCGTTCAAGAGGTTATTGAAGAAGAACCCATTCCTTTTGCAGGAATTTTAAAATTTGTTGAATATAAATGCCCAATGTGCGAGAGTAGTTTTAAAAGTATAAGAGATTATACGATAGAATAGAACAATATGAGGTTTTTATAGAAATGAATGAGATTTATCTTGCACAAGCTGTATTTAGGCTTATAAAAGAAAGAAGGGAACTTATTCGAGAGACTTTAGAGTTTGATAACGTAAAAGATATGGAACACTACAAAGGTCTGATGGGTGAGTTGAAATCTTTAGATTATCTAGAGGGTGAAATAAAAAATCTTTTGGATAAGCAAGAACAAGAGGAAGTTTAAATGGAAGCGTCAGCTACAGAATTAGAAGGGGCTTATGTAGACCCTAAAGACAGGGTTTTAGATCCCAATTTAATAGAACAAAGCTTAATAGAAAGAATGCCTCAGCCAACAGGCTGGAGAATACTTATTTTGCCTTATAGGGGCAAAGGTAAGACAGAAGGAGGTATCTTGTTACCAGATAAGATTGTAGAAGAAGGACAGGTTTCCACACAAGTTGGTTATGTGCTGAAGGTAGGACCCTTAGCTTATAAGGATACAGAGAAGTTTCCAGCGGGCCCTTGGTGTGCGGAGAAGGATTGGGTAATGTTTGCCCGATATGCAGGATCTCGTTTCAAAATAGACGGCGGTGAAGTCAGAATTTTGAATGATGATGAGATTTTAGCAAAAATTATGGACCCTGAAGACGTTTTACATTATTAAGAGGTAGATATGAGCGGAAAAGAAGCACAAGCAGAACTAGATTTAGATTTAGGTGAAGAGGATGGTCCAGATGTGGAAGTTACTGTCGAGCAACCAGCTGAAAATGAAACAGTTGCAACTGAGACAGAAGCTACATCAAATGACGATGAGTTTCAAAAAAGTGAAAACCAAACTCAGAAACGTATTAACCGCCTTACTAAAAAAATGCGCGAAGCTGAAAAAAGCGCTGAAGAAGCTACTAGGTTTGCACAGCAAAAAGCAAAAGAAAACCAAGAGTTAGCTCAAAAACTTAATCAAATGGATAATAATTACGTTGATCAGTATAGTGGTCGCGTGGAATCTGAACTAGCTCAGACAGAATCAGCTTTGAGAAGTGCTATGGAGATAGGCGATACGGAAGCAGCTGTAGCTGCTCAAAGAAAAATGACACAATTAGCCGTAGACGCCGATAGAGCTGCTCAGGCTAAGTCAGCTAACGAGAGAAGACAAAAGCAAGCTCAGGCGCAGCCTGTGGCGCAACAACAGCCTGCTCAACCTGCTGCAAGGCCAGATCCTAAAGCAGAAAGTTGGGCGCAAAGAAATGATTGGTTTGGCGATGATAGCGCCATGACCTATGCAGCATTTGGTATTCATAAAGAACTTGTTGAATCAGAAGGTATTGACCCGAAGAGCGATGAGTACTATGATACATTGGATAGACGTATGAAGGAAGAATTTCCTCATAAGTTTAAGGAAGAATCTCAGAGTAAACGACCCGCCCAGACGGTTGCCTCTGTTAATAGATCTTCCGGAACTGGGCGCAGTAGTGGGAATAAGGTTAGACTAACTCAAAGGCAAGTCGCTATGGCGAAAAAACTTGGGGTAAGTTTAGAACAATACGCAAAATACGTTAAGGAGTAAGATTATGGAAAAACAAGACGAAATGTTTGAAGGTTCTATTAAAAGAGCTCCTCGCGCAACACAGACAAGGGAGAAGGCGGCAGCGCGTAAGCCGTGGGCTCCACCATCCATGCTGGATGCACCACCCGCACCAGATGGCTTTAGACATCGATGGGTAAGAGCAGAAACTCGTGGTTTCAATGATACCAAGAATGTTTCCGCAAAACTCAGAGAGGGCTGGGAGCTCGTAAGAGCAGACGAATACCCAGATTTTGAAGCCCCTGTAGTAGATTCGGGTAAATATGAAGGTGTTTTCGGAGTAGGTGGGTTAGTTTTAGCTCGAATGCCTATTGAGACTATTGCAGAGCGAACTGCTTACTTTAATGAGAGAAAAGCAGATCAAATGAACGCAGTGGATCAAGACATGATGAGAGAAAACGCACATTCAACCATGACGATTTCTAAAGCAGATCGTCAATCTCGTGTAACCTTTGGCGGTCCTAAAAAATAGGATGGCCCCATTATTGGAGTAAAATAAATGGCAAATAATCTATCAGCTGGTTATGGTCTTCGTCCGATAGGTAAGGTAGGTGGCAACCCAAGCACTATGGCCACAACTCAGTATGAGATCGCAAATAACTATACAACAGCTATATACAATGGCGGGATCGTGTGTCCTGCTTCATCAGGAACTATTATTATTTCTGATCAAGCAATCGCTCCTTTAGGTGTATTAGCCGGTGTAGAATTTGTAGATTCCGTTACTGGAAAAACTACTTTTAAAAACTATTGGCCCGGATCTAACGCAGTAAGTGTGGACACAGATTTCCCTGTGAAAGCATTCGTACATGACGATCCTATGCAGCTTTTCGCTGTAGTAGCAGACGGTACTAATACTAACAGAGCAACTGCTCTTGCGGATATTTTTATTAACTGCGACATGGCAAGTGTAAATAACGGTAGCACAGCTACTGGTAAATCTAGCGATATGTTAGATATCAGTACAGCCGCTACAACTAATACACTAGATGTTAGGATTGTAGGTCTTTACGAAGATGCAGCTAACTCAGACTATTCTGCAGTTGGTCATCAATACATCGTAAGACTAAATGGTCACTTTAATAGCGGTACTACTATTGCAGTAGGTACTTACGCTACAACAGGCATATAGGAAGGGGTTAGAAAATGGCTATTTCAAGAGCACAACTAGCAAAAGAGCTAGAACCTGGACTTAACGCCCTGTTTGGTCTAGAGTACGATCGTTACGAGAACGAGCATTCTGAGATTTTTGATGAAGAATCTTCAGATAGAGCGTTTGAAGAAGAAGTGATGTTAGCAGGCTTTTCGACTGCACCTTCTAAGTCAGAGGGTGGCGCGATTAGTTTTGATGACGCACAAGAAACCTTCACTTCAAGATACACACATGAGACTATTGCATTAGCTTTCTCAATTACTGAAGAAGCTATTGAGGATAATCTTTATGATCGTCTTGCAGGTCGTTACACAAAAGCATTAGCAAGATCAATGGCACAGACAAAGCAGATTAAAGCTGCGGCTGTCTTAAACAATGCGTTTACTGCAGGAGCTTCTGCAGGTGGCGATGGTGTTGCTTTATTAAGTAATGCTCACCCTACTATTAGTGGAAATCAAAGTAACATATTGTCAACAGCGGCAGACTTAAACGAGACTTCGCTAGAGCAAGCTTTGATAGACATTGCTGGTTTACAGGATGAGAGAGGCTTAAAGATTGCTGTAAGAGGTACTAAGTTGATAATTCCAAAAGAATTACAATTTATTGCTGAAAGGGTGTTAAACAGTAATTTAAGAGTTGGAACTGCTGATAATGATGCAAATGCAATTAAGAACATGGGAATGTTACCAGAAGGTGCAGTCGTCAACCATTTCTTAACTGATACAGATGCTTTCTTTATCAAGACAGACGCTCCTAACGGCTTAAAGCACTTTAACAGAGCCGCTATAAAGACAGCTATGGAAGGTGACTTTGACACTGGAAATATGCGTTTTAAGGCAAGAGAAAGATACAGCTTCGGTTTTTCCGACTGGAGATGTTTATTCGGAACACCTGGTGCGGCATAGCCTCCAAGCATATTAATGCACCAGTTTTGAGGGCGGCACTTGCCGCCCTTATTTTTTTGTGTATAATAGAAGAAACCTTGACAGTCGGATAAACTGACTGACATTTGCCACGACAAGGAGATTTACATGGCTAATACAACTTTTTCGGGTCCAGTCCGATCAGAAGGTGGTTTTACTACAATAAGTAAAAACGCTACAACTGGAGCAATCACTACACAATCAAGCATTAACTCAAGTGGTATCGCATCTTTTGATGCAAACACTTTAGCAACAGAAGCAGGTACTGGTATAACAACTGGTTCTGGAACTATCTATAGAAGTGCTATTCAAAGAGTTGGTGGAATTATTACAACAAGAATTTTAATTGACTTAACTGGTTTAAGATCTACTGCTGGTGGTGATATCATTGGTGTCAACGGAACTTCACTAGTTTGTCATATCGGTCAGATAACTGCTGCACAAAATGGAACTATTTTAACAGGTAGTATGGAATGTTTTGAAGCACCAACAGGTGGTGATCCAGATATTAACATACATTCTGCTACAGAAGGAACTGGAGTAGAAGATGGTGCTATTAGTGGATTAAGTGAAACCTTATTGGTCAACGCAGGTGATGCAACATTAGGAAGTAAAGTTTACTTTACCGCCGTTCCAGCAGCTGATGAATTTTTATACTTAACTTGTGGTACAACTACAGATGGTGACTTTACAGCAGGTAAATTATTCATTGAATTGATGGGTTACGCAGCTTAATTAATGGGGGTTTTATACCCCCATCTTTTATAAGGAGATTAATATGGCAGGTTTATCAGATGTACAAGCATTAACGATAAGTGACGAGAATGCTTCAGATG